CCTACGCGATGGGAACTGGCATCGCGGGCCAAAAAAAGGGGCGACCCGAAGGTCGCCCCCAAGTGTTACTCGATGTCGCTTAGGAAAGCCGCGAGTTGCAGCATCCGTTCATTGTTTTTGTGTTCGGTGCGCAGCCATTCGGCCAGGGTTCGCACTGCCTTCACCACCGTGTCCGGTTCGGCCTTGCGAGTAACCCGCAACTCGAATCCGTCACTATCGGCAGCCTTGCCAGCACCACCGGCCTTGTTCCACTTCATTGTCGCATAGTAGCGGAAAAACCCAACACGCATCGCACCGTAAGTCCGGCGCTCAGCATCGGACAAATCCTTTGCCTTGCGGTCACCCAAAAAGGCCGCGTAGGCATCGGCCTTGATAGTATCGGCCTGCGCTTTGCGTTTACCTTTCAGGAGCTTTGCCACTTCCGTGGCGACCTTTGCTGTGGCGTTACCAGCGGCAGCGGCAGCGTTGATTAGCGGGGTGAAGTCTGTTTGCTTTGCCATGATAGAACCTTTCTCTGTTAGCGGTAGCGTGATTGCCACCGTGAACCTATTATATCAAATATGCGTTTCAGACCTGTTACTTGTAACACGGAAACCCTCGCCCCCCACCCGCCCCCGACCCCCCGCTGGCCATTTGGAGTCCCGCCCGCCGACTGTGAACTGCATGTTTTGCACAAATAATCCCCCGTTTCTTCACAACTCTTACATCTATGTAATGTTTTGAGACTACCCCTACCCACCCCCCTAATATGGAAACACCCCCCGTTAGGGACTCCTAACTTCCCTATTGACCCCACACCCCATTCCACGTTATAAACGCCCATCACAGGTACCAAAACACCTGCATGGAACAAGACACTGTGTTTGAACCGCCTATTGAAATGCGCGGGGGGCCGGAGCAGGCCCGTCTGCTGAGTACGCTATCTCAGTATGAGCGTGCAAAACTCGCAATCCACACCGCTGCAGTGCTGGCGGCAGAAGAAGACCCCAGTACGCCGCTGCAGTTAGCCCCGGACGAGGACGACCACGTACGGGAGACGTTCAAAAACGTCGCGCTGGACAAGAATCTCACCCCCAGCAAGACCCAAGCGATCATCGAAACGATCTACCGGTACAAGAAACCGGAGGTCCAGAAGCTGGATGTGATGCTGTCGGAGCTCGACGAGGAGCTGATCGACAGTGCAGTGCGTCTGCGGGCATACGTAACCAACAGCCTGCTGAATGACTCGGCCAATCCCGACGGAAGAATCCGTATTAAAGCCCTAGAGCTGCTGGGAAAGATCAAGGAAGTGGGCCTTTTCAGCGACAAGCTGGAGATCACGCACAAAAACAAGTCGGATGCCGAGCTTGCCGAAGAAATTTCCAAGCGGCTGGAGCGATTTATGGGCAATGCGGAGGTCGAGGACGCAGTTGAGGTGCCTGATGTGGTCGAAGTGCCTCAAATAACGACCGAAAACCCCCCGACTGACCCCGACAAGCTGTTTTAACCCCAAAAACAGCCTAATGATCGCCATTCTGGAGCACCTGAAAAAGAATCCCGCGCTCATACACGCTCTACCTCGCACGGAAAAAGAGGAAGTTCTCAAGCTGCTGGAGGAGTTGGAGCAGCGAACCACGAGAAAAGCGGCAAAAGTTGACCTGCTGACGTTCGTCAAGCAGATGGAATCCACGTACAAGGTAGGTCAGCACCACAAACGCCTAGCTGCCCTGCTGGAAGCCATCGCCCGGGGTGAAAAAGACCGGATTTGCGTGAATATGGCACCCCGGATGGGCAAGTCCCACCTCGTGTCGTACTACTACCCGGCATGGTTTATCGCCAATTTCCCTGACAAGAAGATCATGATGGTCAGCCACACTGCTGATCTGGCGGTGGACTTCGGTCGGAAGGTGCGAAATCTGGTGGGTTCGGACAAGTTCAAGGAGCTGTTTCCGGACATCTCCCTCTCTGCAGATTCCAAGAGCGCCGGACGGTGGAACACCAACCACGGAGGCGAGTATTTTGCCGTGGGTGTGGGGGGTGCGATCGCTGGACGTGGTGCAGATTTGCTGCTGATTGACGACCCCCACAACGAGCAGGACATCATCAACGGCAACCTTGATGTGTTCGACAAGGCGTACGAGTGGTACACCACCGGTGCGAGGACGCGTCTGATGCCCGGGGGTAGGGTGGCTATCGTGCAGACACGCTGGGCTACCGACGACCTGACGGGTCGGCTCACCAAAGACATGGCGATGAACGAGGGGGCGGACCAGTTTGAGGTGGTGGAGTTTCCGGCGATATTGGAGAAAGAAGGGCAGGACGACGAGGGCAACACCACGCTGACGCAGTTCTCCCTGTGGCCAGAGCAGTGGCCGTTGGACGCGCTGCTGAGAACCAAAGCGTCGATGCCTGCGTTCCAGTGGAACGCCCAGTACATGCAGAACCCCACCTCCGAGGAGGGGGCCATCGTCAAGCGCGAGTGGTGGCGGGAGTGGGAGGGGGAGCGACCCCCGCACCCGGACTTTATCGTGCAGGCATGGGACACGGCGTTTGAGAAAAGCTCCCGGGCGGACTACTCGGCGTGTACGACGTGGGGTGTTTGGTACCCCGAAGCGGCACCTGACGACAACACCAGCGGACGGGCCAACGTCATACTGCTCGATGCCTTCAAGGACCGGATGGAGTTCCCGGAGCTGAAGAGGAAGGCGTATGAGCTGTTTAAGGAGTGGGAGGCCCACGGGGTACCGATGACGCTCATGGTGGAGAAAAAAGCGTCGGGGGCTCCGCTCATCTATGAGCTGAGACAAATGGGGCTGGTGGTGGGAGAATACACCCCGAGCAAGGGGCAGGACAAAATAGCCCGGTTGAACAGTGTGTCGGACATGTTTGCCACGGGGATGGTCTGGGCACCACAGACCCGATGGGCAGAAGAAGTAATCAATGAAGTGGCAGAGTTTCCCGCCGGTCAACATGATGACTATGTGGACACGGTGACGTTGGCACTGATGAGGATACGGCAGGGTGGGTTCATCAGGTTGCCGCACGATGAGCAGGACCCAGTGCGAGAGTTCAGGCGGCGCAAGGTGGCCGGATACTATTAGGAGATGAAGCATGGCGATTGACAAAGCGCTGTACGAAGCCCCGCAGGGGTTGGACGCATTGGTGATACCCAACGCAGAAGTGGACGTTGAGATCGAGATCGAGCTGCCGGGTGAAGAAGAGGAGCAGCCGACCATCGAGGAGGAAGATGAGTTCGGTGAGAACCTCGCGGAGAAGATCGACGACAACGTGCTGCAGTCCATGGCGTACGACCTGCTGGGGCACTACGACGCTGACATCCGCAGTCGCAAGGACTGGATGGAGACCTACGTCAAGGGTCTGAAACTGCTGGGGCTGAAGTACGAGGAGCGCAGTGAGCCGTGGTCCGGTGCGTGTGGTGTGTTCCACCCCATGATCATGGAGAGCGCGGTCAAGTTCCAGTCCGAGACCATCATGGAGACGTTCCCTGCGGCGGGGCCGGTCAAGACCCAGATCGTCGGCAAGGACACCAAGGAGAAGGAGGAGGCGGCAGTTCGGGTCAAGGAGGACATGAACTACCAGCTCACTGAGGTCATGCAGGAGTACCGCCCGGAGCATGAGCGGTTGCTGTTTGCCCTGTGTCTGGCAGGCAACGCGTTCAAGAAGGTGTACTTCGACCCGTCGCTCAATCGCCAAGTTTCGATGTTTGTGCCTGCGGAAGACATAGTCGTCCCCTATGGCGCGTCGGACCTTAATAGTACTCCCCGTGTAACCCACCGGATGCGCAAGACCAAGAACGAGCTGCGCAAGCTGCAGGTGGCAGGCTTCTACCGGGACATTGATCTGGGCGATCCGATCAAAGTGCTGGACGATGTGGAGAAGCAGAAGGCCGAGGAGCAGGGCTTCAGTGCCGAGGTCGATGATCGGTTCCAAATGCTTGAGATGTGCGTGGACATCGACATGGAGCTGTACGACTTTACCGACAAGTACGCCAAGGGTATGGATGGCGTAGCGGTGCCGTACATTGTGACTATTGAGAAGGGCACGTCCAAGGTGCTGGCCATCCGTCGCAACTGGCGGGAAGAGGACGAGACCAAACAGAAGCGTCAGCACTTCGTCCACTACGGCTACATCCCCGGCTTTGGTTTCTACTGTTTCGGGTTGATTCACCTGATCGGTGGTCACGCCAACGCGGCTACTTCGCTGATGCGTCAACTGGTTGATGCCGGTACGCTGGCCAACCTCCCGGGCGGCTTCAAGTCGCGGGGCCTGCGGGTCAAGGGCGACGACACCCCCATCGCTCCGGGCGAGTTCAGGGACGTGGACGTGCCGAGTGGCACCATGCGGGACAACATCCTGCCGTTGCCGTACAAGGAGCCCAGCCAGACCCTCGTGATGTTGATGGACAAGATCGTGATGGACGCTCAGCGGTTCGCGGCTACCGCTGATATGAAAGTGTCCGACATGTCGGCACAGGCCCCGGTGGGCACCACGCTGGCCATTCTGGAGCGGATGCTGAAGATCATGAGCGCGGTTCAGGCTCGCATCCACTACGCGATGAAGCAGGAGTTCAGGCTCCTGAAGGACATCATCCGCGACAACACGCCTGACGAGTACAGCTACGAGCCCGAGGTGGGCGACCGCAGGGCCAAGAAGTCGGACTACGACATGGTGGAGGTTATCCCCGTGTCCGACCCGAACGCTGCGACCATGAGCCAGAAGGTCGTGCAGTATCAGGCGGTGATGCAGCTCGCGCAGGGTGCGCCTCAGATTTACGACCTGAAGTTCCTCCACCGCCAGATGCTGGAGGTGCTAGGTATCAAGAACGCTGCCAAGCTGGTGCCTACGGACGACGACCAGAAGCCGACCGATCCGGTGACGGAGAACATGAACATCCTGATGGCCAAGCCTGTGAAGGCGTTCATGTATCAGGACCACGAGGCGCACATTCAGGTCCACATGGCTGCCATCCGCGATCCGAAGATCGCTGCGATAATGGGGCAAAACCCGATGGCGCAGACCATCATGGCTGCTGCCGCTGCCCACATTACCGAGCATGTGGCGTTTCAATACCGGCGTGAAATCGAGAAGCAGCTTGGCGCAGCGCTCCCCAACCCGGAAGAGAAGCTGCCCGAGGACATCGAGGTCGCCCTGTCTCAGCTTGCTGCTCAAGCAGCAGCCCGGTTGCTGCAGAAAGATCAGGCCGAAGCCGCCGCCCAACAGGCTGCCCAGCAGGCGCAAGACCCGCTCATCCAGATGCAGATGAAAGAACTGGAGCTCAAGGGTCAGGAGCTGCAGCTCAAACAGCAGAAACAACAGCAGGATGCGGCGTTTAAAGAAAAACAACTCGCGGTCACATCAGCTGCAAAAGCAGACGAGATAGCGATAAAAGAGAAAGATCAGCTTATTAGGGCCGCCTCTGAGGCTGATAAAAATGAAAGAGAAGAGGCCCGGGATAGAGAGAAAGCAAATATTGAGATCAGTAAACTTCTGCGCGAGTCCACTAGGAGTAAATAATGGATGGCATTGAACTGCTCCTCAAACAAAATGATGAGGAGCGGCAGGCATTAACCGAGGTCCTTATCCGAGGTTCGGCTAAGGATTTCGCAGAGTACAAACACATCTGTGGGGTAATTCGGGGTCTCGACCTCGCAGATGCACATATCCGGGACCTCGCAAAAAGGATGGAATCAAATGATGACGGCGACTGAGACAGTGCCTCAAACCGCACTGGAGCAGAAGTGGGCGGCAGAGAACGAAGAGATGGAACGGAAGGCTAAGCAGTTGCCTGACCCGCAGGGATACCGAATCCTGTGTGCGATACCGGAGATCGAGAACAAGTACGACAGCGGCATCATCAAGGCAGACATTACCCGTCAGCACGAGGAGATTCTGACCACGGTGTTGTTCGTCATCAAACTTGGCCCGGATGCCTACAAGGATGCGGGGAAGTTCCCGACCGGACCGTGGTGCAAAGAGGGTGACTTCGTGATTGTCCGCTCCAACAGCGGCACCCGGCTGGACATCCACGGCAAAGAGTTCCGCATCATCAACGACGACACGGTCGAAGCGGTGGTCGAAGACCCCCGTGGGATTCGGAGGAAGTGATGGAAGGTGTCAAAGTTGAGGGGGCAACCCCGGAGTTCTTTTGGTACGAAGGGCAGATGCTATGTAGGGACATTAAGCGTCTGCAGTCTCGATTGGAGCATGTCACGCAGGTTTTTGAAGCTCGGAGTAGAGAGCAGATTGCCCTTACACAGCATTATCTTAACGAGTGCAGTCGTCTGCGTGCCGAAATCGTAGAACTCAAGAAGCCGAAACTCAAACCGCGTAGACCGCGCAAAGGAGCAGGTAAATGAACCAAGTAGCCTACAAGTTTCCTGACGAGCAGGAAAACGAGCAAAAAGCCGAGGACGTGAAGGACAGCGCCCTTGAGATCGAGGTGGTGGACGATACTCCGCCCGAGGATCGCGGCAGGGAGCCCCTGCCCGAGAATATCAAAAAAGAGCTGGAAGAGGATGACCTTGAGGAGTATTCCGAGAAGGTCAAGAAGCGCCTCTCTCAGATGAAAAAGGTCTGGCACGACGAGCGCCGGGAGAAGGAAGCCGCCCTGCGTGAGCGTGAGGAAGCCCTGCGGTTTGCGCAGGTAAAAGACAACGAAATCAAGAAGTTGCAGCAAGAGCTGGGCACTGGGCGTCAAACTTATTTTGACGAGATGTCTAAAGCAGCCGAGGCCGAGATCACCGCTGCCAAAGACAAGGTCAAGCAGGCTTACGAGTCAGGCGATCCGTCCCTGATTGCGGACGCTCAGGAGGCCCTGACCGATGCCAAAGTCAAGCTGCAGACCCTGAAGTTTCAAAAGCCTACTTTACAAGCTCCTGAAAAAGAGGTAGAAACTCAACAACAGTACCAAGAACCCCGGCAAGTCGTTGATCCGAAAGCTGAAGCTTGGAGGTCAAAAAACACTTGGTTTGGGTCTGACGATGAGATGACCGCTCTCGCCCTTGGTCTGCATAATAAACTGGTCCGGCAAGGGCTTGACCCGCGTAGTAATGAGTACTACAGCCGTGTAGATGAAACCATGAGAAAGCGGTTTCCCGATTATTTCGACGAAGAGTCGAGTGGGGAACCGGAGACTCGATCGAAGGATTCAGGGAAACCTGAACCTCGCAAACCAGCCACAGTAGTGGCTCCGGCAACGCGTAGCACCGCGCCCAAAAAAGTGCGATTGACGCAAACGCAGATGGCGTTGGCCAAGCGACTTGGCCTTACCCCCGAAGCGTACGCTCAAGAACTTATTAAACTGGAGAACTAAAATGGCTGAAAACCGACTCGCTCGTGAGTTACAAACACGCGAAACTACGCAGCGCAAAGCAGCTTGGGTACAACCGGACCTTCTACCCACCCCGCAGGAACAGGACGGGTTTAAATTCCGGTGGATACGGACTAGCCTGATGGGTAAAGTTGACCCTACGAATACGTCCGCAAAGTTCCGTGAAGGTTGGGTGCCTGTGAAGGCGGAAGACCACCCGGAAATGCAGATTTACGCCGACCCCGCCAGTCGTTTCAAAGACAATGTGGAAGTCGGTGGGTTGCTGTTGTGCAAGGCCCCGTCTGAAATGGTTGAGCAACGCAACGCATTCTACGCGAAGCAGGCTGAATCGCAGACCGAAGCCGTGGATAACAGCTTCATGAAGATGAATGACGCACGGATGCCGCTCTTCAATGAAAAGCGTTCGGAAGTGCGTTTCGGCAAAGGCTCTAAATAACCCTTTAGGAGTATAAACAATGGCATATCCGACTATCGACAAGCCCTATGGCTTGAAGCCGGTCAACCTGATTGGTGGTCAGGTTTATGCCGGTTCGACTCGTCAGATGGCAATCGCCAGCGGTGAAGGCACCTCGATTTTCTTCGGGGATGCTGTGAAACTGTCTGGTGGTTACATCACGCGTGATCCGGCTGACTCGGCGATGACGCCCGTTGGTGTTTTCATGGGCTGCACCTTCACCGACCCGAACAGCAACCAGAAAGTGTTCAAGCAGTATTTCCCTGCTGGCACCGTGGCTGCTGACATCGAAGCGTATGTGGTCGATGACCCCGATGCGCTGTTCAAAGTGGCCGTGGTTTCTGGCACCACCGTCATCAGTGGCGTGACTCAGACTGCTGTTGGTCTGAACGCGGCGCTGGTTGACAACACTGGCTCGACGATCACTGGCGACTCGCTGGTTGCGGTTTCCGCTACCACTGCCACGAACGGCGCTCTGCCTGTTCGTATCGTTGATGTCGTGCCGGATACGGCAAATTCGCTGGGTTCGTACACCGAAGTGATCGTGAAGTGGAACTTCGGTATGCACCAGTACTACAACGCCGTCGGCGCGTAAGGAGAATAAACCATGGCTATTTCACGCGCACAACTACTGAAAGAGCTGCTCCCCGGCCTGAACGCCCTGTTCGGCATGGAGTATGCCCGCTACGGCGAAGAGCACAAGGAGATTTTCGAAACCGAAACCTCCGAGCGTTCCTTCGAAGAAGAGACCAAGCTGTCGGGCTTCTCGGCTGCACCGGTGAAGAACGAGGGCAACGCCCTTGCGTATGACAATGCGCAGGAAGCGTGGACTGCTCGCTACAACCACGAAACCATTGCTCTGGGTTTCTCGGTCACCGAAGAGGCGATCGAGGACAACCTGTACGACTCCCTGTCGTCCCGGTACACCAAGGCTCTGGCCCGTGCGATGGCGTACACCAAGCAGGTCAAGGCTGCGTCGGTACTCAACAACGGCTTCTCCACCAGCTACAAAGGTGGTGACGGCGTTGAGCTGTTCTCGACCCAGCATCCGCTGGTCTCTGGTGGTGTCAACAGCAACGAACCTTCGACCGCTGCCGATCTGAACGAGACCTCGCTTGAGGCCGCCGTTATCCAGATCGCCGCGTGGACGGATGAGCGTGGCCTGCTGATCGCTGCCAAACCCCGTAAACTGATCGTGCCGCCGAACCTGATGTTCGTCGCTACCCGCCTGCTTGAGACTGAGCTGCGCGTTGGTACGAACAACAACGACGTGAACGCGATCAAGACCATGGGTTCCATCCCCGAAGGCTTCCGTGTGAACCACTTCCTCACGGATACCAACGCATGGTTCCTCTGCACTGACGTGCCGAATGGCCTGAAGCACTTCGTCCGCACCCCGCTTCAGAATTCCATGGATGGTGACTTCGATACCGGAAACGTCCGTTACAAGTCCCGTGAGCGTTACAGCTTCGGCTGGTCGGATCCACTGGGCATGTTCGGCAGCCCGGGCGCTTGATCTAATAAATCAAGCACTTAGCTGTAGGATTAGGCCCACTTCGGTGGGCCTTTTCTTTTGCCTTGACACGCAGAACTCCAAAATAGTATATTGCCTGTAACTAAGTCCAAGGAGGCAATATGGGTTACCCAAAGACCCGCAAGGAAGCAAAAGTACAAGGTGCGAAGTTTTACTTTACTGGCGAGCCCTGCAGCCACGGGCACATTGCACCACGCCTAGTCAAAGGTGCCTGCGTAGAATGCCGGAAGCTAGAGTGGCAGCGCAGCAATCAAAAGCGGGGAGATTACTTTAGGGATTACAACCGTCGTTCAGATGTGAAAGACCGGAAAAACGCGTGGTACTTGGAGAACAAAGAGGCTGTCATTGATCGCGCCCGAACCCGGCCTCCAGAGGTATTGCGGGAGTATCGTAATACGTGGAAAGCAAATAATCTTGTCGCTATTAGAGCCGACACCAAGGCCCGTCGTCGTAAGCACCGCCAAGCTACCCCCAAATGGCTTACCCGCAAGCAAAAAACGGAAATCCGGCAGATTTATCAAATTGCCATCACGATGACCAAAACCACGGGGGAGACGTATGTTGTAGATCACATCGTGCCCCTTCGTTCGGATACGGTCTGTGGCCTGCATGTGCCATGGAACCTGCGGGTAATTACGCAGGAAGAAAACCTCAAAAAATCCAACCGCCTCATTGACACCCCCAAACCCACCTGCTATAACACCCCTAGCCCCAGATTCTCACCCGTATCGACTGGCTGGGCAGACTTGTTAGAGACGGTACGGGGATGTGCTAACACACGAAAGGTAAGACATGGCTATCACCACTTTTGACGGCCCGATCCGCTCGCTTGGCGGCATCTACCAGCAAGGCCCGTCCACTATCGTCACCATCACCTCCAGCACGACCCTGAGCCCTCTGGCCCACGGCGGTCGAATCATCACCGTTGGTGGCACTCTGGCAGCGAACGTCGTTCTGACCCTGCCGACCATCAACACCTCGGCTAACGTCGCTTCGGCAGGCCCGGGCAACGATCCCAATACCCTGAACAATGAAGGCGTCACCTACACCATTTGGGTGCCAACGACCATCGCCACCAGCAGCCTGAAGATCGGTACGGATGGCACGGACAAGTTTGTCGGCACGCTTTTTGGCGTGGACACCGACTCTTCGAACGCTCTGGTGGCCTATACCGCCGGCGCTTCGGACGACTTCATCAACTTCAACGGCGGCACCACCGGCGGCGTTGCGGGCACTTGGGTTCAGATTGTGGCCATCGACGCACTGAAATACATGGTGCAGGGCGTTGCTCTTGGCTCCGGAGTAGTTGCCACCCCGTTTGCTACCAGCTAATCGTAACCCTTTATAGGAGGGACGATTATGTCTATGCAAACTGATGTCCAATCGAAATATCTCACTGGCGACGGTGTGATATTTGCGGGTAGGGCAAGGCTCAAGGGCTTGACCGTGACGGTCACCTCTGCGGGTGCTGCTCTCATCGTTTACGACAACGCTTCTGCGGCTTCTGGAACGGCGCTTCTGACTGTCAGCACGGCAGCTACCGGGACTTTCCCGGTAAACATCCCCGGCCAAGGTATTCTCGGTGAGGATGGGCTGTTCCTTGACATTAACGGTGCCGCTGCGGTGACCGCCTATTACGGGTGATGCGTGCAAAACCAACAGCAGTTCGATGTCAGCGGGCGCAAGCTGTTTTTTGCGATCCCAGCCTACGACTTTAAAGTTGGTGTAAAGCTGATGGGGTCGCTGGTCGAGTTCTCTCGGCTGGCACCCCAATACGGCATTCAGTTCGCCATGGGCACCATCAGCGGGTGCTCCGTGGTATCCCGGGCCAGAAACCTGCTCGTGGATGATTTCTTGCAGTCTGAATGCGACACCCTGATGTTCATTGACGCCGACATGACGTTCGACCCCAATGACATTATTCGCCTGCTGGCGTTTTCGGGTAACCCCGCTAAAAATATCGTTGGCGGCACTGGAGTAGCCCGCAAGAAGGAGAAGACCTTCCATCTCAACCTTGAGACTGATGCGGAAGGCAACCTGCTGATGGACGCCATGGGGCTTGCCCGGGCGAAGCAGATGGGCACCGGATTCATGATGGTGCAGCGGCAAGTGTTTGAGGTGCTGATCGACCGCCACCCCGAGTGGCGTTTCCATGACGTTGCTTCAGGCCGCACGATCTACTCCCTGTTCGATTTCAAATCGACTCCGGAAGGCTACATCGGAGAGGACTACAACTTCTGCGACCGGGCCCGTGCCGAAGGCTTTCAGGTGTGGGTTGACCCGACGATCAAGTTGGGTCACATGGGTGTGATGGAGTACGAAGGTGCGTTTGGGGAGGACTACCTCTACCCCATGATCCGGGCCGCGCAGGAAGCGGAGAACGAAACCGAATTGAGAGTCGCTTATGGCTAAGAGTCCAGCATGGCAAAGGAAAGAAGGAAAGAATCCGAAAGGTGGTTTGAACGCGAAAGGGAGGGCTTCGTACAACGCGGCCAATCCCGGAAAGCCCGGCTTGAAGCGGCCGCAGCCAGAAGGCGGCCCTCGGAGAGACAGCTTCTGCGCTCGTATGAAAGGTATGAAGAAGAAGCT